TGGAAATCTCCTGTATTTAAAAATCTAAAACAATGTGCAATATGGATATATATGATTAGTCAGGCAACTCACAAAGACAAGACCCTGAACTTTTTAGACAATAAAGTATTTGTTAAAAAAGCTGAGTTAATATTTCCATTAAGAAAAAATGCTGAGATTTGGGGTATTACATATTCTGAAATGAGAACTTTCATCAAGAGGTTGAAAAATAGGAAGATGATTAATGTCAGAATACACCACCTTTTACCCACCTCTAACCACCCTAGCAGAAAAGTAAGTATAATTGAGTGCTTAAATTATGACAAATATCAATACCTAGAAGATGTGCAACCACCTCAACACCAGCTATCGCCTGATACTAATACACTATCTCTAAAGAATAATATTAGTATAGGGTCAAGCAATGATGTGAATAATGGGTATAAAGAAGTATCTGATTGGGGAGAATACAAAATACTCATAAAAGATGGAAAAAAGTACCAAAAGCATAAATGGAAAGATGAACCAATAAAAGAATACAATGAGAGCAATACTTAGAATATTTAAGTATGTTAGAAAAAGATTGATTAAGCTGTCATTAGAAAATAAAATGCTAAAAACCCAGCTTGAATATTATAGAGCAATAGTTGAGTCCAATAACAATAGAAAACATTAGATGGTTAAAAAAAAATCAAAATTTAGACATATTTCAATAGGTAGAAAAAAATATTATTTTTACAAAATCGTTTGGTATGACATTTTAGCCGATGGTTCTCATGCTTCTGCAACTGAATTTGATAACATGAAACCAGCTTTAATGACCACAATGGGTTATATCTACAAAAAAAATAAAAAATGTGTTTGGTCATTTGCAAGTTATGATGATGAAACTTTTAGTGATAGAAATGTTTTTCCTATTGGTTGCATAAAGGAGTTAAAAAAGATAGAGATATAGGATTATGAAATCCGACATAAATAAGGCAGAAAAAAAGAAACAATTAGGCAGACCACAAAAGTCTATTGATGAAAAAGTATTAGCAAATTTAAGTCAAATAGGATGCACACAAGAAGAAATAGGTAGCATTGTAGGAATATCAGCAAGAACATTACAGAGAAGATTTGCCGATTTATTAGAGGTTAATAAAAACAAAGGCAAAGCTAGTTTAAGAAAAAGAATGTACGAAAAAGCTATGAAAGGTAATGATAAGCTTTTGATATGGCTATCTAAGAATTACTTGAACATGGTAGATAAAGTTCATACTACAAATACTACTGAGCCTTTACCATTAATTATAGAAGCTAAAGCTGAAGAAGTAAAAGATTTGAATGGCAAAGAAAAAAGGTAATCTTTATGGCAAGGTAGTTGTCTATGAAAAAACACATAAAGGTACTTCCATTGGCAGACGACCAAACACTTCAACTATGAATAAAGCAAAACGAAGAATGGGTGGAGCAAAAAAATACAGAGGACAGGGCAGATGAACAAAAGGTCAATGTTCTATCCTAATGGAGAGTTTATACCTTATCAAATGCCTGAGGATTATAGACCATCAACAGGTAGAGGTTCATGTGGTTCATGTGGTATGTTTTCTCAAAAAAGAATGTTTTGTGGTATTTATAGGACTCAAGGAGTTAGAGATACTTATGTTTGTAATAAATGGCGAACAAGACATTTTAAAAGATAATGGAACTTATAATTTTAAATGATGGTGTGTATCACTTAATTCCTGTCACAAAAGAAATACTAAAAGGAATAGAAATAATAAGCGAAGCAACTTGTTTGGATGTATGTGATATTCTTAGACTTAAACTTTCAGGATATGTAGATACTTTAAATCTTCATGTGATGAATGATGGTAGTGGCTATCTTTTTGGGTGCATTTGTAGATGATTAGTGCTATTTACAAATTATGTCTATTCATGGAAAAAGAAAACTTAATAAACCTTTTAGAACACCATCAGCTTCAAAGAAGTTTGGGGTATTTGTTAGAAACAGAAAAACAGGCAGAGTACAAATAGTAAGATTTGGCTCGAAAAGGTTATCAATCAAAAAAAACATACCAAGTCGTCAAAGGTCATTCATGAAAAGGTTTGCACCTATCTTGGCTAAAGCTAAACGATCAGGAAAACAGCTTAACCTACAACCTGTCTTTTGGGCAGTAAAGAGTTGGAGAAAAGGATTTAAGATATGAGTAATAAACCTCTTAATCTATCTGAAGAAGCAAAAGTACAAATGCCATTTAAGACAGTTGCTAGTCTGATCGTAATTGTAGCACTTGGAACAATGGGATATTTTCAAATGGTTGAAAGGTTAAATATTACAGACACAAGATTACAATTAATGGAAAAAGATTTAGAAGAAAATACAGAGTTTAGAATTAAATGGCCAAGAGGACAATTAGGTTCTTTACCAGCAGACTCAGAACAGTTTATGATGATTGAGGATTTATATAAAACAACAGATAAGCTAAATAAACATATTGAGGAAATGGCCTTAAATAAAGTTAATATAGAATTTTTAAGAAAACAAATGGAT